GTAGGACGCGACCGTGCCCCCGGTGAAGGATAACGGCGTTCCGCCCAGCGTAGCCTGAAATAGCGGACCATATCCCGGACTTCCCGACGGTTTATTCCAACTTGTCAGGTAGGTTTGCAAATCGAACTTGGTGCTTCTTCGGCCGCCCACCGGCAGGCCCGGAAACGTTCGGCTGCCCGTCTTGTCTTTTCGCTGGGTTACATCCAGTTGCTGCTGGACCCCCAACTTCAGCGCGGGAATCCGATTGCTTGAACCGATCGATCCTACCTTGCCATACGCGCCTTCGAGCACGGTGTAGAACCGGTTTGCTTTAGAGGAAATATATGAAGGCATACTAGCTCTTGCTCACTCCAATCTCAAATGTGATCTTCGCTATCTGGATGAAATTCTTCCCGCCTGGCTTTACGATTCCGAAGGCGACTTTGTACGCCCCGCCGTAAAATGCGCCCTGTCCCCAGTCGCCGCGGCTTGCGTTCAACATGTCCATGATCGCGTCCGCGTAGAGGTCCAGGGTGTCTTGAAGCCCCTCCAGCCGATCCTGTGAATGCCAGACTTCGATGGCCATGTGGACGGTACCGGAGAACAGGCGGAATTTCTCGGTTAGCTGGTTGACGATCTGCTCGCAGTACACATTTACCGCCGGATACTTGACCATGCTGCCGCGTTCCGCCAGGTCGGCAGGGGCGTTCTGCGAACGGACCTGAGCAAGGTTTAGCCGACCGGCCATGTTCTGGTCCGTCTGCGTAAGAGCCGCCAGACTGGAATTCACTCCGGACGGTCCGGTGATGCGTCCTATTACCTTAGCTGCAACCGCACTTCCGATCTTTGCCGTCATCAGCCCCTCTGTAACATGCGTGGAACCGGCCGCGTGTAGTTGGGTCGTTGTCCCGAACCGGGCGCCGGCCCGACGGTTATCACCGTGTCCGGCTGCAGCCAGGTTTGCCCGATGGCGATCGGCGCCGGATTCTGCAACACCATCGAATCCGGCGCGGCGCCAACATAGATTCTCCATCCCGTGGCACTTGCCGGCGCGTTTCCCGGTTGTGCCAGCACGGTGCCGCCAGCCGTCGTGATCGCGGTCGGAACGGCACTGGCTCCCTCCTCGCCTTCCCGATTCATCCAGGCCATGGTGACGTAGTAGGTTCCATCCGGTAAACCGCCTCCCGCGATTGTCACTGTTGGCATCGCCGCTTGCGGAATCGGATCGGAGGCGATTCCCAGTCCGGTCTGGACCAGCTTCTCGTAGGCCCATTGGGCTCGCGCGTGATACTGGTCGCGTTTACCGGCATACCGGTCGTTCTGTTGGCTGTTGTAGGCGTCGGCGTATACCATCTCGAGGGCACGAAACGTATGCCACAGTTTTAGAGGACGCGTCACCACGACTGTGGCGATCTTCGGCGACGCGGTGTACCAGAACGGCTGTTCGGTGTAACTCAGCCGCGTGAGCAGAGTATCGAGATCGAGCGCCACTTCGTCCAGCGCCAGCGCCAGCTTCCGTGTCACATCGATGTTTTCGATGTTCGCGGTATCCAGAAGCTGCGAGTCCTGTCCCGTCAGGTCATCCATGCTGGATACGGATCCATCTATGAAGAGTGCCATGTTATCCGCTTATTTCGCGGCGGAGGATTTTCCGCCCTTGAATTTGTCCAGCTCGGCAGCCGACACCACCGTCACCTGGATTCTCGCGGCAGCCTCAATCTGGTCAAGGACGCGTTTCGCCTCGCTCTGCGACTCGCGGAATACTTCTATTTGCGCCACGGCGGCCAGACGTGCCTGGCCCTCGACGATCATTTTTGCAGCAACCCGGCGCGGCACTTCGGTCAGGGTGCCGCTTTTCCCCCCGTCCCCCGTATCGCGGCTCACTACGACCGGAAACTCGTCCGTGATCGTCGCCTCAATATCCCGAATCTTTTGGTAATACAGCCGTAGATCCATTCTTATCTCCTGTTCTTAGATGTCCCCTCAGGGGCCGGGCACGTCCGGTCCGACCCCCGCAGCGACGCGACACTGTCGAAATACTCTGACAACTTCCGGCGCCCACCGGCTAAGTGTTCACCTGCACACCGCACACGTTGCGCAACACGCCGCAGCCATACAGCACATCCACTGTGAACTGCTGAGCCAGCGTGTCCGGCTGGTAGCTCATCACCACCCGCATCCCGAAATTGCCCAGTTCGGCATACTCGGCGATGGCGCCGGTTCCGGGCAGTGGCTGCGGCAGCCGACGGATGACCAGCCCGAGAGCGCTCTTGGTGAACGCCACGTTGTGAGTGGTCGCCGGGGCGCTGCCGGTCTTGGGAACGAATTGCGAACGGAAGACGAAGAAGTCTTTGATCTTCCCCACCGAACCGTCAACAATGGCGCGCAGGCCCGCGTCCCCCGCGGTCTGAAATTCGCTGAACCGCGGAATCTGCCGCCATGCCGAATAGGTAGCCGCGTCCACGACGATGAATTTCTGCTCGGTAGCTGGAACTTTGGCCAGGAACAGCGCCGTTTCCGCCTGATCAATCACCGCTTCGGTGATGGTCGTGCCCGGCGTGCCCACCGGCGTGTTGGCCGTAAAGCCGGCATACAGGTTCAGCAGGTCGCTCTCGATCCTCTGGGCGATCGCCGCCACGGCCGGCTCCATATAGATCTTCAGAAGGTCCGGAACCGCCAGCACCTTTGTGACATCCGGAATCTGGAATGTTGCTTCGGCGTGGGTGTTCAGCACAATCTGCGCGTTGCCCAGGTTCGGGTTCTGCGTTTGCACCGTGCCGCCTTCAGCGATGTTGTTGGCCACCATGATCGGCGGTATCGGAACGTTTACCGTATCGCCGGCATGTGCCAGGATTGGTTCATAATCGCGATTCACCAGGTTCCCCATGATGAGGTTCCCCACCAGCACCGGCAATGCGTCCACCGCCACCAGTTTGACAATCGCGTTTGCCACGTTATTTGAAGTAATAGCTGCCATTCATTCTCCTTAGTACAGAAATCCTCGCCTGTGTTTGTCTAATTGAGATACCGGCGGCATAGACCGCCGCCGCTACCTACATCCCCCGCAGGGTCTGCGACGCCACGCGCACGATTTCTTCTCGTACGCGCTGCATCTCCTCTTTGCTCATGCCCGGACGGATCTGTTCGATGCTTACCGTCTCTCTGCTCTCCAGAGGGGCTTTGAAGGTAGCCGTCATTCCGGTTCCCCCCGCAATGCGCGCCGGCAGAAATTCCGGATTCTCGCTGACGAATGCTGTAAGGTAGTCCTTCAACGGCATGTCGCCGGTCTCTCCTTTGGCCACCAGCCGTCCGTCTTCCGTCCGCGATATCCCATCCTTCACCACCTTGAATGCAAGGTCGATCTTGGCTACGCCGAGCCGCTGCAATTCGGCTCTCACGGTTGAACTGCGGTCGGCTTCCTCCGCGATCTGGCGGCTGCGTTTGTTCTCCGTGACCACCTCGTTCAGCCTGCGCTCCAGTTGTTCCCTTCGCCTCCTCTCCTCTTCGAGTTCCGCTTTGTAAGCCGGTTCGGTTTTGGTTTGTTCGTGGCTAACGAACTCTTTGACCGCCTCCCGCACGATTGCTTGAATATCAACGCCTTCCATAGACCTCCATGTCCTTTCCCCTCCCGCATCCCTCAGAACCCAGAGCTGTCCGCTAGTCGCCGGCCAGCAGACCGTCGATCTCGTCGGCGACCTGGTTCTTAATCTCCTGCCTGACGTCGCAAAGGTACTTGAACGCCAGTTTCTTGAAGACTTGCTTCTTGAGCGTTTCCGATACGATCCCCATAGCCAGCAGTTTCTTGGCATCGTCCAACTCAACGCCCAAGTCTCCAATGTCGAATTCGTCCAGGCCCGAGACCTCGATCGATACACCGTCCTGGCGTGCTTCCGCGATCGCCCGCAGAACCTGCTTCATGGTGTCCTTAACCCGGTCGCCATAGGCGCGCAGCACTTCCTGCGTCACGTTGAAATCTCTCTGCTTGCTGACGGCAGATATACTCAGCCCCGCTCCGCCAGGGTTTTCAGCCTGGTTCATCAGATAACAGACGCGATAGATTTCGTCCTTTAACCGGACCAGGTTGTCCGCCGCTATCTGATAAACCTTGCCCTCCGGCTCCGTCCACCCGAACCGGTCTTGCGGCCCGAGTTGGATGTAGTAGGATTCGCCGACGATCTGGTTCCATTCGCGATCCGAATAGATCACCGGAGTCGCGAACAGCCCCATCGTCAAAGCCCACGAGAGGGCGTTTGATTTGTTGAAGTGTTCCACTTGCACCAGGGCGGCTTTGTTCATGAGCCACAGACCCTCGGAAACCTTCATCTCAAACACGGGTACCCGCCGCAGCGGCGCGAACCCGTGCTGCCCTTCGTCGATCAGCTCAATCGGGCTGGACTCTCCGGCCTTCCGGAAGATCTGGAAATTCTCGCGATCGTAATAGATCCACCGCGTCTCTTTCTCCCATTGCGCGTCAGTGACCTTCGATTGTTGCAGGAAGGATGTTCGTATAACTATCCAATCCAAACCCCCAGTCGGCGTGTAATTCCAGTTAATGACCTCTTCCGCGCTGTAATCCACCAGGTAAGCCCGGGACATCCCGGAAGCGTCCTCTTCGGCCCTGCTCAACACGGGCCCGCTGGCTCGCGGAAAGTCCACCACGATAAAGCTCTTGCCGCACACCATTGTCTGGATGAACCGCTGCCGGAAGAACTCGGGGAGACTGGTGCCCTTTAAGTCACAGTCGTCCGAGAGCACGCTGTAGAAAGTCCTGGCCGCCATGTCGGTTCCGTTGAACAGGAGCATCGGCTCGCGCCGCATCAACGTCGCCGCATACCAGTCAATAATCGAACCGATGTAGTTTTCGTAAAACACGCGGCTGAGCCGCTCCTGATAGACCGCGCCGGGCTCCTTGTTACGGCGCAGCAGATACTCTGAAGCGTTCAGGCGCAGCCTTTCGCCGCCCGCGTACAGGTCTTTGTACTGCTTCCACATGGCCTTGCGCGCGGTGTACTCCGGGTGTTCCCGGTTGATGTTCTGCATGGCTAAAATAGTCGCTCCACTCTCTCCCCGATGCCTGCGCTCGGTTTGCACTCCTGCCAGATCAGGTAACCAAGGGCGTCGGAGACATGCGTTCGCTGCCGGTCGCGACCCTTGTCGATTTCGTGAGTGTCGTCTTTGTAAGAGACCTGTTCGAAATCCTTGATTAGCTCCTTGCACTTAGGGTCTACGGTCAGATCTATCTTGCCCGCCGCAGACCGTAACATCCGGTTAACCAGATGCACCCGGTCACGCACGGCCGGGTTGGCTTTCGGCACGCGATACTTGACGGGCGTCTTCGAGTGAACCGAAAAATATTCGCGCACCATTTGAAAATCCGTTAAACCTGTAGTCTGGTGCTGGTTCCCCGAAGCGTCGCCGTACACTACAAGGCCGCTTTCATGATTCGGATACCGGCTCATGAATTCTTCGCAGGCCTGCTGCGTGGTGCTATGACGGATAACAATCTCATCCAGCACGCGGACCTTGTTGTTTCCAATCTGTGCGATCACCGAACTCATGGGATCGACGTTGAAGTCCAGCGCCCAGTAAAGCGGCAGATGCGGATTCACTTCAACCTTCTCAATATGCTGATTCCGGTCGAACCCACTGTAAACCCGTCCGCCGTCCATGCTGAGATATATCCCCAGCACTTCCTGTTCATAGAATTTTGGGTCGTAACTGTCCTTAAGCCGGTCATAGAAATCAGGGGTCTTTTCCAGAAGGTGGCGGTTCTCCTTCGGTGGAGCTATGACCGCTCTATATCCCGGCAACGGATCCGAGATGAACATCTTGTAGACCCAGTCGTATCCCTTTGGAGTCCAGACCGCGAAGCCGCGAAGCCGGTTCGCCTTTGGGTCCCGCAAACGCCCTTGCAGGCGCAGCCAGGATTCCTCCTGTGTGTAAGTCAGTTCATCGAGGCCGAACCATGCCAGGTTCGTGCCCCTTAGCCGCTCGAATTCATCCACGGGCCGAAACAGGATCCTCGACCCTGTGTCCTTCATCACCAGCGTATTTTCGGCCTTGTTGTGGTCAAACGGAATCCCATTGCCATTCAGAATCTCGAGCAGCGACGCCTGTGTGGCGTCGCGTAACATGGGGTAGGTGGGCGCGCCGAGTAGTCCCAACCTGCCGGGATTGAGATAGCTTAGCTTGATTGCCTCCTGACAAAGCGTGTAGCTCTTTCCGCATCCGATCGGCCCCGAGAAGCCCTTGAATCTTTCATCCAGGTCATGAAACTGTCTCTGCGAAGCCAGTTGACTGTACTTTATTTCTCTGGGGATGACGGCACTGCTGGTTCGACCCATGTAACCGTGATCTCCTTCACGTCGTCTTGCGCCAGTTCCTTGCTTAGTTGTACTAACTTCAGAAACTCGGCAATTGTAGGCTTGAAGTCATTCGCCTGGATTCTTTCTTCGACTGACTGGATGGCTCTATCCAAGGTCTCCGATACCCTTACCCGTTCGCTGTCCCCGATCCCCAT